GTCGACGCAGGGGATGGATGTGCGCGGGTACATACCTTGCAAAAGCGCCTTTTGGAATTGTTCGGCGCGCACCTTGACCAAGCCAGAACCGGGTAAGTCTCCCTTACATACCCCTGAAGCACGAAGTAAAACTCCGAGGTTCAGTACAGGGCGGTAAACGCCGTGTATGTCCATGACTGGAGAGTGCTTGAGGAATTGCAAATCCTCAATGTTCTCCAGCCGGTCGGTGCCAGTCAACAAGTAGCCTGCGGCCGCCGCTGCGGTTTCGAGGCTGTCTTTGTTGATCTGTTTTGTGTCTGCAATGTTGAGTGCGATGAGTAGGCACGCAACATTGTTGACGGTAGTGGTTAGTGTGCTGCCTGAATACAGGCGCGCTCTAGCACTTTTGAACTCAACAAATTCCTCACGAAGTGATGGATTATACACCCTGTAGTTGAGGGTGAGTTGTTTGATGAGTCTGTCAACCCCTGATTGTAATGGTTTTGGGGTGATTTCGCGCATGGCCCGGAACAGCCCGGGTCCATGGGAGGCGTCACAACTTTTTATGTCTAGATTGTAACGATCAACGCTTCCATCTTCCTTCCTTACTGCGAGGCAGGAGTCGTCGGAAAAGTAAACGAAGTAGAAGCGGCCCGGTGGCGATATCAGATTGTTGAAAACTGACTGCAACATTGCGGTCCGGGGCTCTTTGCAGAAGACTATTTCTCCGCCCCCATATTCGATGGGGCAGTTATATTGGGCGGTCTTCAATTTGTGTGTGATCCAGGCACCTTGTAAACTGGCTCTGATTCCAAGGTCCCCAATCGCACGTGGCAACTTGCCACCGGGTTTCGCCCACTCATCTTTCTTTATTTTATACCCTATTTTATCCAGCCAGAGACTCTCTATATAACTCCCTTCACCTTTCATTTCTAAGGTGGCGGCTGTGCGCAACATCTTCTTTGGGTGTGCGTCTTTGTAATGCATAAATAGTAATTCTACCATATCTGTGACTTCTCCTATATGGAACTCATACCGAGTGGCAACTTGCCTGAGATATTCTTCCCGGTTGTAAAAATTCTTCAACTGTGCTTTGAACATGGCTTCATGTTGTGCATTGCTTCCGCTTTCGGGAAAGCGCACTCCTGTCTGCCTGTTCACACACAACCCCACGTTGAGTGGGGATTCGGCGAAGATGAGTCCTTGATGAGCGAAGGAGGGGCCGAAGACTG